AGGTAAATGGGTAAAGGTAGCAAGTGATAAAGCTGTATATCAAGTAAAGCGAGCTAAGAAGACTTCTGGTAAGATAGTTGATCGTAGTAAGAACACAGCTTAGGAGGTATGTAGATGTCAATTGATCTTGATGATGTCAAAATCAAAAGTGAGCCATTTGATTACGATGCTTATATACAAAGTTTACCACCAGGTGTAAGAGAAGATGCTCTGCATGGTGGTAAAACTCAAAGTCCTTTAGGTAATTTAGCAATACTCGGTGCTACTTATGGTGCAGTTACAGCGCCTTTTACTGCGTTAACTATAGCTGGTGCTCCCACAAATATGCAAGAGATATCACAAGAGTTAGCGATGATGAAATCGAATCCTTTAAATATAGGTAAACTTGGTAATTACTATAGAACTAGAGCACTTAAAAGAGCCTATGATTTTGGAAAGAAAGTACCTGTAGTAAGCGATGTAATTGATGAAACTTCAGGTATAGTACCACGTCTAAGAGGTTTGAAACAATTAGCAACTTCAGGTAAAGTTACAGATGTTGGACCAGGAATAGGTACATCAGTTACAGATGTTGGTGATCCCTTAATGAAAGCCAGTCAGCCAATAAGTGAAATACTTCCACATAAGTCACTAAGAGAAGCAGGAGGAGTAGGTGAAAGAAATCTTCATCAAGCTGAGACTGTACAGAAACTTATAGTTCAAAAAATAACTGCAGCAATGGACGAAGCTCCTAATGTTGTAAAAGAGATGTTCCAAGAAATTTGGCCTAATGTTAATCCAGATACGTTAACTGTACTTGACATGAAAAAGAAGTTAACAAAGGCATTAGATAGTAAAACCAAAGCACAAGGAATTCCTACAAAGGATCTGGATAGAGGGTTAGCCGAGATAATTGCTGGTAGACCTGAATTTTTAGATGATATAGGTGTTATTGAAGAAGTTATACAGAATCCTAAAGTATTAGAACCTAAAAATATATCGAAATGGCTTGGTGCAATAGACTCAAGAGTATCAAGTACAAAAGGTGGTATCGCACTACATCATACACATTTAACATCACCTAAAGACTTATTACATCCTAGTAATGTTAGTGATTCATGGAGAAAAGAATTTCTTGATTTAGCTAGACAGAAATTCACTCCTGGGGCTGAAGGTATTGTAAAACAAGATGTTCTAGGACATAAACCTTATAGTTCTCCAAAGATAAAAAATAAAAGTGGTAAACTAGTAACTGATAGCAGTAAGTGGAATGTAAAAGGTGTACTAGCAGATGTACTGGATGAATTTACAGATCTTCCGAAAAGTGCAACTGGTGATATAGTAGTAAACAAAGAAGTAAGTAAGGTAGGTGATTACTCTAAAGGACTCGAAGGTCAATTACAAAAATTAATAAGATCAATAAACGAGAAAGCTGCACATGCTCCTTGGTCTCGCGGTACTACAGGTTGGAGTTTAGATAAACGTTTAGGTAAGTTCTCTCCAAAGCAAGCATTTGAAGTATCTGAGCATATTTTTGATTTAGAACGTACTGTATCTTCGCAAGGTGTGTTAGTAACACAAAAGCTTAATAACTGGAAGAAGGCGATTAGTAAAGGTAAATTTGGTAATCCACCAAATCTAGAAAAAGCTATAGATACACTACAAAGAAATATTGATAATATAAAAATAGATGAGAAAAGGATTAAAGCGATGGAAGAATTATATCAAAATGATTTAGAGGCATTGCTTACTAGAGGATCTCAAGGTTTAAAAATTGAACAAACTAAGGGTTCACATCCTTTCAATAAACTTCAAATCAATCGTTAATAACTAATTATGGGAGCAAGATCAGGGCCGAGAAAGCCTACAAATCCAGAAACCGATGCTTATAGAAAGTATCTGGAAAATCGAAACAAAGGTGCGCCACGAGCCCCTACAAAAGATAAAACTCCTAATGAGACGCGTTGGGATCGATTTCGAGAAGAACACTCTGAAGGTTTAGATGACTATCTCGATTATAGATATCGAGGAGGAGCACCGGAAAAAGAAAATGATCGCATACGTGAAGAAAGAGCTAGATGGGATCAATTTGAAATAGATAAGTTTGGAGGATCCCTTGAACGTGGTGGAGGTACTGGTGAATTCGGTAGTTATACTTTAGACGATCTTTTAATAAAAGCTTCTGATAAACAATGGAGTGATAGACGAGGCGATTTATTTATTGATCCTAATAAAGATAAGAAAAGAGGAGGAGGTAAGAAACCTGGTGGGCGTGGATCTGGCAGTAAAACTAGTGGGCCAGGTAATCCTAACACTGGTGGAGCTGGCGGTGGAGCAGGAGATGCTAACTTATGACCTCAGTCGTAACCGCCCTACAAGACGATTTTAAACTATTCCTTCAAGCACTTTGGGAGCAACTTGATCTACCCTCCCCAACTAGAGCGCAGTATTCAATTGCTGACTATCTTCAACATGGACCAAAAAGATTACAGATCCAAGCCTTTAGAGGTG